TGATAAAATAACCTCGGTTTGTTATTCTCTGCTAGTATTGGCATACCATCAAATACGCAAGCCATTAATACATCCTCAAAAAATATCTCTGCTGTCTGAGGTCTTGCAATGTACTCTAAAAAGAAGTGGTTACTTGGAGCATCTTCCATACTAAACTTAGTTAGTCCGTGAAGAGAACCATTAGAACCTCTCTTATCTACTGTTCCCGATATGTCATATGGGTCACATCCAAAAGCTCCTAAATGCTCATTACCTGGGTAATTTGTCCCACCTTTAGAGATAACTCTGTTTTGTAAAGATACAGGAGGAATCCAAGTTATATAAAACCTACCTTTTGGGTTTGGCATAAACATTACTCTTGTATCTTGAATACCATTCTCCCACTGAAAGTTTCCTCTAGTTACTAACGAACTAGACTTCATCCCTTCATTGTGGTCTATCTGTTGGTATATCTTTGCTAAATTAAATATAGACTCCTTTGCTTCATCTCTAAATGCGTGCTGTTCCGTTCTAGGGAACTGTCTATAAAATTCATTTAATCCATCTTGGTCGTTTTTAAGACCTTCTACTTCATTCTCCCAATAATCTATTACTCCTTTACTAATTAAATTTCCGTATGTGTCTTTAATTGGCTTCTCTGGCTTATCGAATACAGGTAGTCCATAAGAATCAATGTATCCCTCGTAGTTCCATTCCATAGGTATGAACAAAGAATATAGTCCTGAAGCAGTCTGTCCATTGCTATTTCTGTTCGTAACGTCTGATGCATAGTATAACTTTTTAAAATTATCTCCTCCTTTATCTAAAGCATTTGACGTTGAACCCATCATACACTTACCTATTATTCTGCTACCTAATCTAAGACAAGTTTTTGTTACCCTCCAGTTATTAAGTATGTTATTAGGTCTCTCCCACTTACCAGATTCATCGTGTACAAGTAACTTTAATTTTTCTCCATCATAGGAGTTGTCACCTGTATTCTTCCAGTCAATCGTACTATCAAGCCCTTTAATATCCTCTTGCTTTTCGTTAGAATCAAGTTTCCTTCTTGTAAGCTTTGATGCTGGTACTCTATATGCCAACTCTGTCTTTGGTCTATCCATACCGTCTTGTATGGGTTTAAAAAAGAAAGGGTAGTTAACTGAAATTGGTACAACCTTGTCTGTAAACATTTTCTTTGCATCAGGACCTGACTTTGAAAGTATGCCATATCTAGAGTCAATTGATATTGTGGCAAGGTTGACTGTCTCTCCCGAAGACATAAAGGAGAATCCACTCCGTCTATTTTTAAGGTAACACATTCCAAAGCATCTTGTGTCAGCTTTGCAGGCTTCCCAAAATATGTAGAACAATCTATTTGATTCTCTAAAGTCGGGGTGTCCAACGTCAATCTTTGACCATTGCAAGTACATATAATGAGAGCCAGTAATATAAGTAGGCTCACCCTTATTATTAAACCAAAATCCGTTTTCCCTTCTTTCAAATTCTTTTTCAATGTAATCGTACCATTCTTCTTTAAATTCTTCTGGATACTCTTTCCAGTCAAATATTGTTTTTATTCTACTAAGTTCTTTTGGATACTTAATATTAGACCACTTATTTCCTGGTAGTTTTTCAACATCAAACTCCTTTGGTAGTGCAATCTTTAAGTTTTGTATCTCGTAAATCTCACCTATTTGACCTGTCTTACTTATTACAATAACATCAAAATCTTCATTGTATCCGTACTTCCAAGACTTAGATATATTCTTTTTATTTAGTGTTGATGGTTTTATGTGGTTATCTAGTACCCTGTATAAACTTTGCTCGTACATATTACTTAGTATTAGCTCTTCCCTCAGCAAACCCTCTAAACTCTTTCTTTTTAGTTTCTTCTTTAGGTTTTTCGTTTAGAATATCTTCTTCATTTTGTATACGTTGAAGTATTTCAAATGCATCAAATATTGCAAGTTTTTTAGTTGCTGCTGCATTCTTTAATCTATCCGCTGTTATGTCATCCCCTGAGTCTATGATAGCTTCTTCAGCAACTTTAATTAACTCTTCAACTGCTTTTTGCCCAGCTAGGATTATACTCTCTTTCATCTCCTTTACGTTCATAGCTCCCAACGATATTAATAAATTTCATACAATATAATAATTCCCCATCTATAATAAACTCAAACTCAGATGCAGGTCTAAATGAAACAAGGTCTCCCTCATTTATACCTAAGTTTGTTAGTCCTTTGTTGCCATACTTTAAAATACCTATAAGTGGTTTTTCTTTTGTTAAAGAAAATATACTATCACTTTGTATTGGCTTTACGAAACAATAATTAAGATGAGTCTTATTTGTTCCATACATATATATTTGCTCAGGTGAACAAGCATACAAATCTTCTTTAATAAAACTTCTACTGTTCTTTTCGTTTCCTCTAATGTCATAGAACCTTCTAAATACATTATGGTGTACTATAACTTTGTCCCCAACTTTAATGTCAGTTTTTATAGATAAAGGCAAAGCGACAACTTCTGCCACCTTGCTTACACTTTTAAATTCCTCAATTCTTGTATTTATAATGAGGTCAACATCGTCAACCTTAACAGTATTATTGTATCGACCCTCTATGGGTTTTACGATAAAATCGTGGATACTTTTCATTAATACTGCAAGTCATATTCAACAGATATTGCCATATTAGAATTAAACTTTTTCCAAGGCAATGTTTCTTTTTCTTTTTGAATATAGATGTTATAAGAGTTATCTTTCTCATTGAAGAGAATATCAGATATTTCGTGACCACCATACACCTGTTGTCCAACAGAGTAGTGCATAGCGTCATTTTTGTAATCAGACCCTATGCTGATTTTTCTTATAACATTACTCATTATTCCTTAGTCTTTTCTTCCTCAACGTCAGTGTAAGTACCGTCATCAAGGTTAATGTTTACACGACCATACTTTTTTTCTAGTGTGGTTTTTGTTTCTTCGATTTCTTGATTTACATCAAGCATTACAATCATAACCTCGTGCTTCCTAAGTTCTAGTGTTCCGATGTCTTGTTTAATTTGAGCAATTTTTGTTTGTTGCTCTCTGATAAGCTCTAGCTCTTCATCTGTAATTCTATTCATATTAAATTAAATTTGATTCTTACTCTTTTTATAATTACTTACTTTTTATTATTTTTCTGCTGATGTCCCATAATAGTAGGCAAATATGTTAGATATTACTACTCCCTCTATCATTCCCATCAAGTGAACAAATAAGTCATTATGCATAACTCCTTCTTCGTAAACAACCGCATAAATGATAAACATAAAAGAAACCAAACCAACAATCCCCGTAAGGGTCATCATTACATCTTTATTTCCTGTCTTTTTAACTTCTACCTCTCTGCTTCGTGCTGAATCTCTGTCTTTAACTTCTAGCTCGTACATCTCTTTTGTCTTTGCTAAAGCTACCTTCTTATCTTCAGGTTTAATCTTTTCATCCCTTTCAATAAGGTTTTTAACCATCCCCAACACACCTGCATCTGGCAATAAGTCACCAGCTACATCTAGTATGTGTGGTGCAGCATTACCTAAAAATGCACCTAGCTTTGTATCTTTAAATTTTTTAGACATTGTATTTTTTATCTTTATATTTAGTCTTAGACTTACTGTAAGCTTCTTTTTCCCAAGGAGAATTAGCTGGACTAGCCATAGCTATCTTAGGATTATTTTTTGAGTACTTCTTACCCTTCCAATAAATGTTGCTATCATCATAATCTAAGTCGCCTCGTGACATTTGATTTATGTGTACTTCTTCGTGTCTAATAACCTCATCGTGAAACTTAGGGTCTAGCTTCTCATTTATTATGATAGTGCCGTTGTTATTACTTTGCCCAAGAACGCCAGGCCCCAAGTCTGCTTGATAGACTGGGGTCGGTTCGTTCTTATATGGTGGGTTAGATAGCTTAAACGCCATTATCAATTATGGTTTTAACCTATTAGGTCGTTTTGCTGCCATAGCAGAACCTAAAAAATTCCCTTTCATCCTATCCGAATACTTATTGGGGTCTAGTCCCATTTTTTCTAATTTATCTCCCCTTCTATATAAAAGTTCATTAGTATTTGATTCATATATTTCGCCTTTACTTTTAGAATTAAACCCTGCTAACTTGTGATTACGGAAACTCGTCTCTCTAGCAGAAGCTAAATCAGAATCACTTAGTTTTTTTGCGGTTTCTTCGGCAGTTTGTGTGTTATACATCTTTCCTTCGTACTCAAACTCTTTCTTACCAGCGTCTCTGTTTTCTGCAAACGACTCTCTAAACCCTTTCTTTTTGTCACCGCCCATCATCTTTGGGCCACCCATTTTCATATGCTTGCCTACTTGGCTTCCACA